GGCCGGCGGGCTTCGCTGGACAGGCAAGCGCCGCCCAGAGGTCGACCTTTGCCCCGCACAAATGAAAATCCGCTTTGAGCGGGAGGAAGGAGAAAAGGAATGAGTAAAGCTGTTTTGATCAGCATCCACCCGAAGTGGTGCGAGAAGATCATAAGCGGTGAGAAAACGATTGAGGTGCGCAAGACGCGCCCGAAGATGAACCCACCGTTTAAGTGCTACATCTACGAATGCGGAAACGGCAAAGTCGTCGGGGAATTTCTGTGCGATGAGATCATCAACATTAACGGCGCGGGAAGGATCCCGTCGGATGCTGCGTGGCCAACCTGCCTAGAGCCTGCGGAGCTGCACCAGTATCTCGGAGCTGCCACCGGCTTCGGCTGGCACATCTCAGATTTGCGCGTTTACGATCACCCGCGCAATCTGTGGGAGTTTACCGGCCTGCGGGAGACAAAATTCGGCCTTGCGCCCGGGCCAATCACCCGCCCGCCGCAGAGCTGGCGGTATGTGGAGGAAGAGACATGGAACGACTGACAAGTCCTAATATCAACGTAGACCCGGGCACCGACCGATTTCTGCACGCCGCGATCGGCGGCAAGGAAATCGACTGGAAGCAGAGCCGGGACAGCACGCTCAACGTGATGATCAACGGCCCAACGAGCAACGGCTTTGGCAAGGATATTTTCCGCAAGATGGCCCGCGATCTGTACGGACGGCTGAAAGCCTACGAGGACACAGGATGGACACCGGAGATGCTGCGTAAGATGGGCGAAAATGCTGGGCATCTGTGGGATTTCGCGCAGGCTGCGGAAAACATGACGGTCGGACGGTTGAAAGAGCTTGCCGAGGCCGACAAGGACGGGCGCGTGGTGGTGCTGCCGCCTGAGGAAAGAACGTTAGATTTTCCATCAAAATACACTGAAATACGCGCATTGTACCATTTTTGCGTCGATCTTGGAATCAAATGCACGATAGAGCACCTGTACGACGGCTATGCAGTGCGTTTCCCGGACGGAAGTGACTTCGCACAGCATTATGGCACATATGGCGGGACGGAAGGATGCGTTGAACCGGCTATCGGGGACTCCGAATTTGACTATACTGCAGTCGGCTTGAACCTCGCGAAGGAGCTCGTGAAGAAGCACAAAGGAAAATTGGAGGCCGACCATGCATGACGAATACATCAGCCGCGAGGCGGCGGTGAAAGCGGCCAATGAATGGGTAAGCGAGGCGTGCATGGCACCCGTGATGAGGGTAAGCCGATTGCTCGATAAACTGCAAAAAGTGCCCGCTGCCGACGTTGCGGAGGTGGTGCGGTGTAAGGACTGCGAACACGCCGAACGGTATGAGCGGACAGATGGAACCGCAGGCTATTACTGCGGACACCCGCAAAACACCTTCGCCTATGGTGAGTACTGGGATCGTGTATTCAAACCGGTAAAAGAGGCAGACGATTTTTGCAGCTACGGAGAACGGAGGGAAGAATGAACATTACACTTTTGAAATATCCCACCGATGAGGACTGGGCATTTGCAAAACAGTGCGCTTTAGTCACCATCGGCAAAGAGATGAAAACAGCACCGGACATGGAGTGGAAACACGCCATTCTCCGGGCGCAGCACAGCCCTATTCGGACTCTGCAATTCGCGTTTTACTTGGAGGGTGTGCCGTACTGGGTAAGCACCCATTTAGCCCGCCACGTCCACGCACAGCCGTTTATCCGGTCACAGCGGAATGACCGGCAGGACGAATACGACCGGAACGCAGCGCGGCAGGACGCGCCTGTGAACATGATCTGGTACATGAACGCGGAAGAGCTGATGACGATCATGGAAAAGCGGTTGTGCCATCTGGCGGCGAAGGAGACACGCAAAGTCGCCAAAAAGATCCGCGAGCTAGTGATTGAGCAATGCCCGGAGTTTGTCGACCTTTTGGCCCCTCCGTGTGTGCAAACGCTCGTTTGCAGGGAAATGTACCCGTGTAAATACGAAAACGTTCTGACATGGAGGGAACCATATGGGAACGATACTGGCGATTGACCCCGGCAATATTCAATCCGGCTATGTAATCGTAGAGCATGACGGCGAGGAGATCCGCCGCGTGCTGGAGGTCGGGAAAATTGAGAACAATGTGCTGCTCCCGCTAATCGCGCAGAAGCTTTACGGGAACGGATACGACGTGGCAATCGAAATGATTGCTGGCATGGGCATGACGGTAGGCCAAGAGGTTTTTGACACCTGCGTCTGGATCGGGCGGTTCTGGCAGACCGTATTGTGGCAGGCTGGATATGGGCCGACGCGGACAAAGGAGTATCTGCGCAACCGGAAATTCATGCGGTCAAAATTTGGAACCGACATACAGGAGATTTAAACATGCCAGAAGAAAAAAACGAGAGCAGCCCGCGCGAGGCATGCGGGCTGCCGAAGCAGGGCAATGCCTGTCCGTATGCAAAGCTCGCGCCGTATCTTTGCGCGCGGTGCGGCTGGAACCCGGAGGAGCACGCGCGGCGGCAGGCGCTGCCGCTGACCGAGAACGCCGACGGGCTGCGGCACAAGGATATCAGCCAGCCCGAGGATTGATGTCAGCAATCAGCCGGGGACCATATTTTTTCGGACTTTGGCCGTGGCCGCTCCGCCATGAGACGGCTGCGGGAGGATCACCCCGGCTCTGCACCCGGCCCGCGAAACCTCAAGCCCGCGGGCCGGGGATAAAAAGCGCGTGTGGAACGTGCGCGCGGATGGGAACCGTCAACGTTACCCCACGCCGGGTGTCGGGATCGCCCGGCGGCATCGTGTTACCTCCTTATGGAAAGCTGCCTGAGCAGACAAGGGCAGCTCGCCTGCGGCGACAGGGGGACGCGCAGGCGCAGGCGGTGCAAGTCCGCCCTGCATAGGGGCCGGGGGACCGGCCCCTGACGAAAGGAGAATGGAAATGTCACACGTAGTCGACTTGACGGGCACGGATTTTGGATATTTGCACGTCATCGGGCGGGATACCAGCAAAAAAGGAGATACGGCACACTGGATCTGCCGGTGTAAATGCGGGACCATCTGCAGCAAGGACGGCAGATACCTCCGGAACGGGAATGCAAAAAGCTGCGGATGCTTCCGGAAAGAACGCGCGGCCACGCTCGTCACCAAGAGGAATCCAGCCAAAAAGCCAAAAGCCGAACCGAAGAAGAAAAAATTCGGCCGCGGCCCGCAGCGGGCAGGCTCCGGGATCTGCTACAACCCACTCTGCCCGACGCGCAACAACTACCGCGGCGCCTGGAGCTGCACCGAATGCCGCTTCTGCCCGGAACGCAAATTTGCCCGCCAGTCCAAGCGGGAAGTAATTACACTTTGAAGGGAGTATCAAAATGGCAGAAATCATGGGCGCGTTTGCGCACGACCTAGACAATTTTGTCGCATACTACGAAAAACAGCAATGGGATACCAGTTTCCGTGGCGAGCAATACCCGCCGCGCATCGTCATGGAGCAGTCCACGCCGCCGCTCTTCGAAGTGGGGGCGGACGGTGCAAAGACGCTGGTGCCTAATCCGACAATTCAGATTATTGGTCGACCGGAGACTGAGGTTGTTACGACCGGCAAACTGCAGATCAGCAAAAAGGATTTCACAAATCTGACCAACCGCGCCGCCGCTCTGCTGGAGCTGTTCCTGCATGGATTTATGCAGGAGCGCAAGGAAATGGAGGCGGAACAGGGATGAGTAAGAAAGACAAGCGCCGGGAAGCGCTGCGGCTTGGCAAAAAGGACATGAGCTTTGCGGAGATCATGCAGGCAATAGGGGCGTGCAGGGCGGACGACTGCGACAAGTGCCTGCTGAACGGCGGCCCCATCGCAGGATGGTTCCCGGAGGATGTGCCGGACTGCTATACCGTGCTGCTCAAAAATGCCGGGGAGAAGCTGCTGGAATACTACCAGAAGATCCGGGAAAACGACGCGGCGGAAGAAAATCAGAGAAGAACAGAAGAAAATATCAAAAAACGAGGAAGCAAGAGCGAGGGAGTCTTGGACTCGTGCCCAGTTTGCCCGGTATGCGACTATGTCTTCGACGAATTCAGCGTGAGCGACGATGCAAGACGGCACATCTTTCCATTTGGCGCAGAAGACACCCTTGACTTTGGACTCGAAGAACGAATCGTCAGACCACAAAAATGCCCGCAATGCGGCATGAAAATCGCTGGGATTAGGTGGACGGAGCCCAAGTTTGTTGGGAACCGCAAGGAATTCTCGTTCAGCCGTCCGCCGGAAGACGTGGAGGAAAAAAGAAAATGATTTTGCTGGAATGCACAGTCGCACTGCGTGACGGAGATCGGAAAAAGCTTCAGGCGCAGATTGCGGCGGAGATCGGGCAGCCAGTCGTTCTTCTGCCGAGCGGCGTATCGCGGGCGAAAGAGCGGAATATCCTGTTCCTTTGCGACAGAAAGGCTTGCGAGAAATGCATCTATCCAACGTGCAGGCATACGCCGGAACTGGAACACGCCAGAAATTTTGCACCAGCAGGATTTACGAAGCGCACGGACGGCGTGTGGGTAGAGCAGGAGGGCGCAACGATGGAAGGGAAGATCGACCAGGACAAACTTGAAAAGAGGCTGGTTGAAGCAATGAGGGAGGCGATGGGACTTGAAACAGAAAAACGCAGTCCGCATGGTCTGGCGCTGGGATGATATCTTCCGTGTCTACCGATGCCCATACTGCGGCAGACCGGAGAAACCGTGCTTCGAACTCTGGAAAAAAGGCGGTTTGAAAAAGAGCCTGCCGAGCCGCTGTACATACTGCAAAGGAGAATTGGAAGGAGTAGAAGGAGAAGAAAATGATCATTGAGATTTTGGAGCTTGCTGCTGCGCTGGAGTGGATCGCACTGGGCGTGCTGGTGTTTTTCAAACTGCGGAGCCTGAAACGTCAGGCAGAAGTAGTGCTCGAGACACTGGACGCCGCAGCCTGGAAAAGCATCAAACAAGAAGAGGAGGTCTGGCGCAAGAACACCCCGAACGAGATTAGGGCAGCGTTCGGCTTTCCGCCGATAACGCCAACAGAATACACAGAAATGAAAATACGCGAGGAAACTGACCGCTGAACGCATGGCCGGAATTTCCGGCCACGCTTTGAGCGGGCAGAAAAAACAAAGGAGGGCTACAGCATGCAATGGGAACAGGGATGCTTATTCGACGACAACCTGGAATACGATGCGTTCACGGAGAAATTCAAACCCAAAAAGACAACGGACGACTGCTACACGCCACCGCTTGTTTATGATGCGATCCGGGATTGGGCGTGCAGTGAATATGGGATTGACCCGGCCTGCATCGTGCGGCCATTCTATCCGGGTGGGGACTATGAGCGTTTTGACTATCCGGACGGCTGCGTCGTGCTGGACAACCCGCCTTTTTCGATTCTTTCAAAAATCTGCGAATTCTACATAGACAGAGGGATTGCGTTCTTTCTTTTTGCGCCATCGCTCACGGCGTTCTCCGGCCGATCAGTTGTGTTGAGGATGAACCATATCATTTGCGATGCAGACATCACGTATGAAAATGGCGCAGTCGTTCACACGGCGTTTGTAACAAGTTTTGGAGGAAACATCGCGCAGAGCGCCCCATCACTCGGAAGGGCAGTCGAGCGGGCGATGCGGCAGATAAAGTCGCAGACGAAACGGGAGTTGCCGAAATATACATATCCGGACCATGTGCTGACGGCAGCCATGCTGCAGAAATATGCGCACTACGGTGTAGAGTTTGCGGTTAAGCGCGAGGACTGCACGTACGTTACCAAACTGGATAGTCAGCGCGAGACGGGAAAGAGAATCTTTGGTGACGGACTGCTGCTGTCAAACCGAGCTGCCGCCGAGAAAGCTGCCGCCGAGAAAGCTGCCGCCGAGAAAGCTGCCGCCGAGAAAGCCGCCGCTGAGAAAGCCGCCGCCGAGAAAGCCGCCGCCGAGAAAGCCGCCGCGCACGTCTGGGAGCTGTCTGAACGTGAAAAGGGCATCATTGCGAGCCTCGGGAAATAAACCGAGGCAGGAGGAGCTATGGTAAAGAGACACAAGCGCCGGAAGTTTTCCGGGAGGGTCTGCGAGCAGATCGTGTACACGGTGGCGGGCGGCACAGATCCGAAGACCAGCCGGCCGAAGAAGCCGCGGTTCCAGTCGCAGGAAGAACGCGAGGAATTCAACACCAGGATATCGGCTGCAAAGTTCGCGGCGCTGGTCAACGCCAACTTCTCCCCGTCGAGCTATTACTCCACACTCACGCTCGACCCAGAGCATGAGGTACATACCGCGCAGGAGATGCGCAGGATCCGGGATAAGTTCTACCGCCGCATGGTCTACCGGTATCCGGAGGCAAAGATCGTCATCGTCTACGGCCGGGGCAAATCGACCAACCGCTTCCACCTGCACCTGATCACGGACGGCATTCCTGCCGATGAGCTCGGCAGGCTCTGGGGCCTCGGCAGCGTCATCGACTGCAAACCGCTGCGGAAGCACAACTATTACTTAGATGAAAACGGAAACAAGGTCGACCACGGGCAGGACTACACGGCACTGGCCAACTACCTGCACGGCCACTGGCGCAAGGAGTTCGGCGGCCACCGGTACAAGGCCAGCCGCAGCTGCGTCCGGCCGGAGCCGGAGCCCGCGACCGAGGCGGTCCGGGACTACAGCCCGACGCGCCCGCCAGTCGCCCCGCGCGGCTACATCCTCGTCGAGTCCAGAGCCACGCAGTATGGATTCCTATATTTCAAATATGTATGGGATCCCAAAAACGAGACACATAAGCGGAACGGGAGCCGCCTTCTTTAAGCCTTGTAAATGTGTTGAGTTTTGCGACGAAGAAGGAAGGAGCTGAACAGATGTCGAAACCGAGATACTGGTGGTACGGGAATGTCTGCCGCACCATCGGCGAATACCCGAAACTGAGCCGACAGGTTCGGGATATGAGCCGGCAGAAGATCACGCCGGGCTATTCCTCACAGCCAGGCGGGCAATCCTCCGGCCGCGCCGTCGAGGACATTGCGGTGCGCGTCCTGTCCTCACGGGAGTACGAGGACTACACGGCGATCCAGTCCGCCATCAACACCGTGCAGACCTGGCGGGACGGTGGCGATGTGCTGGAGATCGTGCGCCTGCATACATGGATCTGGCCGCGCGAGAGTCTGGAGTCCGCTGCCAGACAGGTACACGTGAGCACATCCACGGCCAAGCGGATGTACAGCCGCTTTGTCTACGAGGCAGCGCGGGCAATGGGCTACCGCAAAAGTTGAGCTAACAGAGCCTAAAATCTGTGCTACAGTGATAGCGTGAAGAATTGGAGGGAACAGGATGCAGCCATGGGCCGCGCGCTTTTACGCCTCCGCGCGCTGGAAGAAATGCCGCGCCGGGTATATCAAGTTCCGCCGGACCATCGATGGCGGGCTGTGCGAAGAGTGCCGGGACAAGCCGGGCTACATCGTCCATCACAAGCGGGCGCTCACGCCAGACAACATCACCGACCCGGACGTCAGCCTGTCCTACTCCAACCTCGAGTACGTCTGTAAAGACTGTCACGATCAGTTCGACGGTCACGGCGTCGCAAAATCTCTGACGCAAAAAATTTTCTTCGACGCCGCCGGCGACCCGATCCCCCCCGTCGCGCGAGGCCGGGGTGCCGGCTAGATCACCGCACGCCCTACCTCGGAAGAATACGCAGGACGTTCGCGAGGCCCCCCCTACAATAGCGCGGCGATAAGTAATCTACGCGCACGCGCGGACAGACGGCAAAAATCACACGAAAAGGAGGCGGTTTTTGTGGCGAACAGGCAGGAAAAGACAAAGGAACAGCGTATCCGCGCCGAGAAAACCAGACTCCGGAGGATCTACAAGCTTCTGCCGAAGGAAGCGGCCGGGACTGTCGCGGGCCTCATCGATCAGGCGGCATTTATGCGCATCGAGTGCGAGGACATGGCAGACGACCTGCGGGAAAACGGCTGGACAGAGAAATTCCAGCAGTCGGAGCGACTGGAGCCATATGACCGCGCCCGGCCCATCGGGCAGGCGTACAACTCCACGAACGCGAACTACCAGAAGATCATCAAGCAGCTCACGGCGCTCCTGCCGAAGCCGGACACCGCGCCGAAGCAGGAGGACGACGGCTTTGCAAGCTTTGTCCGGGAGCGTGACGAGCTGTGACGCGCTATCCAGAAACGTATAATCCGATCCTCGAATACTGGGCCGCGATCCAGTCCGGACGTGAAACGGTGAGCCTCAAGGTGCAGAAGACCTACAGACATGTGGTCGCGCAGTTTGAAAACGCGGATTCCGAGTTTTATTATTCCCCGCGCCGGGCAAACCACGTCCTCGAATTTTTTGAAAACTACTGCCACCACTCCAAGGGCAAAGCGGGCGGTCAGCTCGTCAAGCTGGAGCTCTGGGAAAAGGCGCTGCTGGCGACTGTCTTCGGGTTTATCGACATCGAGGGAAACCGCCAGTACCGCGAGGCCATCCTCATCGTCGGCAAGAAAAACGGCAAGTCGCTGCTGGCCTCAGGTGTCGGCCTGTATTTGCAGCTGGCGGACGGCGAAGCAGGCCCGGAAGTCTACGCGGTAGCCACAAAGCGAGACCAGGCGAAGATCATCTGGCAGGAAGCAAAGCGGATGGTGCAGAAATCACCGGCGCTGCGAAAACGGACGCGCTGTCTGGTCGGCGAGGTGGACAGCGATTATAACGACGGCGTATTCAAGCCGCTGTCCTCTGACAGCGACACGCTCGACGGCCTCAACATCCACGGGGCCATGATGGACGAGATCCATCAGTGGAAAAACGGCAGACCCCTGTACGACATCATTGCCGACGGCGATCAGGCCCGCGCGCAGCCGCTGCGATTCATCACCTCCACAGCCGGAACCATTCGAGAAGACATCTACGACGAGAAATACGAAGAGGCCGAGCGCATCATAAACGGCTACGAAGATCCGGACGGGTACCACGACCCGCGCCGGATCGCGTTTATTTACGAGCTCGACAAACGCAGCGAGTGGAATGACCCGTACTGCTGGAAGAAAGCCAACCCCGGCCTTGGGACGATCAAGAGCTACACGGCGCTGAAAGAGCGGGTCGAGCGGGCGGAGAAAAACCCGGCCCTCGTCCGCAACCTCGTCTGCAAGGATTTTAACATCCGCGAAACGTCCTCCGAAGCCTGGCTCAACTTCGAGCAGCTGGACAACCGCGACACCTTCCAGCTCGACAAGGAAAACCGCCGCCTGATCTGGCAGCACCACATGGCGGACGGCAAGACGCAGGAGCGCGTGCTTTCCTACCCGCGATACGGCATCGGCGGCGCGGACCTCTCCAAGACAACCGACCTGACGGCGGCAAAGGTCCTGTTCCAGGTGCCGGAGCTGCCGGAGATCCTGTTTGTGCTGCAGATGTACTGGCTGCCGCAGGACCTTTTGGAAAAGCGCGTCACGGAGGACAAGATCCCATACGACAAGTGGCATGAGCGCGGGCTGCTCCGCCTGTCCGAGGGCAACAAGATCCGCTATGAGGACGTCAAAGCATGGTTCATCGAGGTGCAGGAAGACCTCGATATTTTTATCCCCTTTATCGGGTATGATGCGTGGTCTGCGTCTTATTGGGTGGACAGCATGGCGGACTATTTCGGGGACGAGGCCATGATCGCCGTGCATCAGGGCGTCAAGACCCTGTCCGAGCCCATGAAGCGCTGCGGGAACGACTTGGAATCCAAGCGCATTATTTACAACAACCACCCGATCGACAAATGGAACCTCGCAAACACAGCCTATGACGAGGACAAAAACGGCAATATCCAGCCGCACAAAACGAGCAAGTCCACGCGCCGCATTGACGGCACGGCGGCCCTGCTCGACGCCTACACGATCTACGACCAGAAGCAGGCGGAATACACCAGTATGCTCTAGGAGTGACAACATGGGATTTTTTAAAAACCTCCTGACGAATATCACGACCACAAAACGCGTCTCGACCGTCCAGATGGTGCAGGAGCGCGGGAATGGATTTTACAGCTACAACGGCAAGATGTACCAATCCGATATCGTCCGCGCCTGCATCCGGCCCAAGATCAAGGCAATCGGCAAGCTGACGGCAAAGCACATCCGGGAGACCATCACCGCCCAGACGCGGAAGATCGCCGTCAACCCGGAGCCGTATATCCGGTTCCTGCTCGAGGAACCGAACCAGTACATGACAGGCCAGCTGCTGCAGGAGAAGATGGCCGCGCAGCTGGTCCTAAACAACAACGCCTTCGCCGTGATCCTGCGGGATGAAAACGGCCTGCCAAACGCCATTTTCCCGGTCGCGGCCATGCAGGCCGACGCCGTTTACGACGCAGGCGGGAATCTGTACCTGAAATTTTACATGCAGAACGGCAACGTCCTGACGTTTGCCTATGACGATATCATCCACCTGCGCGGGGACTTTTACGAAAATGATATCTTCGGAGACCCAATCGCCCCGGCCATCGTGCCGCTCATGGAAATCGTAACGACGACGGATCAGGGCATCGTAAAGGCCATCCGAAACAGCGCCGTGATTCGCTGGTTGCTGATGTTCGCATCCTCCATGCGCTCGGAGGACATCAAGAAGCGTGCGCAGGACTTCGCGGACAGTTTCCTGAACGTGACTAACGGCACGGGCGTTGCAGCAGTAGACGCAAAGGCAGAGGCGAAACAGATTGACCCGAAGGATTACGTCCCGAACGCCGCCCAGATGGATAAAACCACGCAGCGCATCTATGCCCTGTTCAATACCAACCCGCACATCGTCACATCCATTGCGACAGAGGATGAGCAGAACGCCTATTTTGACGCCGAGATCGAGCCGGTTTTGAAGCAGCTGAGCGGCGAGTACACCCGCAAGCTCTTCTCCCGTCGCGAGCGTGGCTGCGGCAACCGCATCGTCTTTGAGGCGTCCGCGTGGGACTTCGCCTCGACCTCGACCAAGCTCAACCTCCTGCAGATGGTCGACCGCGGCGCGCTGACGCCGAACGAATGGCGGCGCGCATTCAACCTCGCGCCGGTAGACGGCGGGGACAAGTCGATCCGCAGGCTGGACACGCAGCCGGTCGACCGGAACACCACGCAGAAAGGAGATGAAACCGCATGAAGATCAGCATTCGCGGGCCAATCGTGTCCAGTAACCAGCACCGCTTTTATCAGTGGTACGGCATGGAGGCGACGAGCCCCAAATCCGTAGCCGACGCGCTTGCATCCGGAAACGGCGAGCGGGCCGAAGTCGAGATCAATTCCGGCGGCGGCGAGATCTTCGCCGCGAGCGAGATCTATACCGCACTGCGCAACTACGCGGGCGGCGTCCACATCCGCATCGTCGGCCTTGCGGCCTCGGCCGCGTCCATCATCGCCATGGCGGGCGAGTCGGAAATGACGCCGACCGGCATGATGATGATCCACAACGTCCAGTCCAGCGCCGACGGCGACTACCGCCAGATGGAGCACACCGCCGGTGTCCTGCGCGACGCCAACCACGCCATTATCTCGGCCTACGTCGCCAAGACCGGCAGGCCGGAAGCGGAGATCGCCGCCATGATGGACGCAGAAACATGGATCACAGCGGAGCGGGCCGTAGAACTCGGCCTCGTTGACCGCGTGATGCAGCCGGATACCGGCCAGAAGCCGCTGGCCGCGGATTTTTATTCCGGCATGCTCAGCGAAGACGCGCTCCGGCGCGCGGAAAACTTTTTAAAAGGTCAGGCCGCAGAGCCTGATTTTTTTATGCCCGAACGGGCGCAGGCAGAAGCAAAACTGAAATTTTTAAAACTCAAAGGAGAATTGAAATGACGAAGGAAATTTACAACATCCAGCGCCAGAAGCTCATGGACGACGCCCAGAAACTGCTGGACGAAAGCAAGACCGCAGAGGCACAGGCCAAGATGAAAGAAGTCGAGGCCCTCGACGCCAAGTTTGAGGAGGAAGCCAAGATTCAGGCAAACCTCAACGCGCTTGCGGGTCAGAAAGTCGCGGCTCCGGCTGCGGCGGCACAGTCCATCGACCTGTCCGGCACGGCAAAGACTCCGGACGTGCTCGACCGGTACGACACCGACGAGTACAAGCGGGCTTTCATGAACTACGTTTTGACCGGCAAGAAGATTCCCGCAGAGCTGACCAATGTGGACGCCAACACCAAGACAACCGACGTCGGCAGCGTCATCCCGACCACGACGATCCAGAAGATCTACGAGAAGATGGAAGCCATCGGCATGATCCTGCCGCGCGTAACACACACGTCCTACGCGGGCGGCGTCCAGGTCCCGACCAGCTCGGCCAAGCCGACGGCCTCCTGGGTCGCCGAGGGTGAGGGCTCCGACAAACAGAAGACTTCGACCGGAAAGATCGTCTTTGCGTACCACAAGCTGCGCTGCGCGATCTCCATGTCGCTGGAAGTTTCTATCATGGCGTACCCGATGTTCGAGGCACAGTTTGTCCGGAACGTCGCAAATGCGATGGTAAAGGCGAAGGAGCAGGCCATCATCAACGGCACCGGTTCCGGCCAGCCGAAGGGAATCCTTGCGGAGACAGCCCCGACCGGCCAGAACATCGACATTGCCGCCGCGACAACTGCTCTGACCTACAAGGATCTGTGCAAGGCCGAAGCTGCGCTGCCGCAGGCATATGACGGCGCGGTCTGGTTCATGTCCAAGAAGACATTCGAGACGCAGATCGTCGGCATGGTCGACAACAACGGCCAGCCCGTCGCGCGCGTCAACTACGGCATCAACGGCAAGCCCGTCAACTACATCCTCGGCCGCGAGGTCATCCTGACCGGCGACTACCTGCCGGCCTTTGCGGCGTCGGTCACGGCCGACACCGTCTTTGCCTTTATGTTCGATCCGGCGTACTACCTCTGGAACGAGAACATGGGCATGACGGTAAAGCGCTACACCGACGAGGACACCGACGACGAGGTCACAAAGGCCATCGAGATCGCCGACGGTGCGTGCGTTGACGTCAACAGCCTCGTCACGCTGACCAAGAAGAAGGCCTGACGGCGCGCGGCCAACAGGGAGGGATAACCAATGGCTTTGATCAACGTTGCAAAAACCGCCCTGCGGCTGACCACAACTGCGCTTGACGATGAGCTCGCCGACGAGGTCGACGCCTGCCTTCTGCGCCTGCATCTGGCAGGCGCGGACGGCGCGGAGGAAGACCCGCTTGTAAAGGACGCCGTCCGCGCCTACGTCCGCTGGCAGCATGATTTCTGCGGCCGGGGCGAGGAATGGAGGACCTGCTTTGCAGATATCCGCGACGCTATGGGGCTGTCCGACGATTACAGGGCAGTCCAAGCCAGCGGCGGAGCAGGAGGTGCTTGCTGTGATCTTTGACACGCAGATCACGCTGCGCCTGTTCTCCTACCCCATCGTAAACGGCCAGACGACGGAAAAGCTCGAGCGAGAAACCACCGTCTGGGCTGCCCGCAAGTCCGTAAACCGCGCCGAGTATTATCAGGCCGCGCAAGCCGGCAAGCGCACGGACGCAATTTTCCGCATGCACAGCGCGGAATACGGCGGCGAGCAGCAGATCACCTGCGGCTCGGACGTCTTTGACGTCGTCCGCAGCTACGGCGCGGAGACGGAAGAGGTAGAGCTGACCTGCAAACGGAGGGACGGCGCATGATGATCTATGAGGCGCTGGCAGACCTGGGCGTCCCGGTCTGCCACCCGCCATACAAGGGCGGAGAAGAAACCTACATCACCTATCAGTTGCTCGGACAGTCCGGCCAGATCTACGCCGAGGGTGGCGAGGCCGAGACCGGCGTGCAGTACGCCGTTTCCATCTTTGCAGAGGGCTTTGCCGCCGGGCTTTTAAAGCGCGTAAAAGCCGCGCTGGAGACAGCAGGCTACATCGCGACCGTCGACATGGAAACCTACGACAAGGAAACAGGCCGCACGCAGATAGCGCTCATCGCCGAAACGGAGGGCGCAGCCTATGGCTAACATCTCCATCACCGGTGTCGACGAGCTCATGGCCACGCTCCAGAAAGCGAATGTTTTTGATGAGGACATGCAGCAGGAGCTCCTGTACGCCGCCGGGGATATCATCGTCGAGGAGCTGCAAAATGCCGTCCGGGCGAGCGGGTTCCGCACGGAAGCCTACGCCTCCAGCGTGAAATACCGCAAAACCATCAAGCAGGACAAAAACGGAGATCCGTATATCACCATCACCGCAGTCGGCAAAAACGAGCACGGAACGCGCAGGGCGACCGTGCTTTTTGTTTTGAATTACGGCCGCGCGAAGGAGTACGGACAGATTACAGGAACTTATTTTTGGACAAAGGGCGTCAGGAACGCGCAGAAGCGCGTAAACGCGGAGCTCGAAAAGATCCTTACACAAAAGCTGAAAGAAAGGGGCCTATTGTAAATGCCTAGTTTTGACTTACGCGGCATCCGGGCGGGAAAGTATAAAAACACGTCCGGCACCGTGACCTACACAGAGCCGACAGACGTCGGCGACGCCATGAGCGCGCAGCTGGAACTCAAGTTCGCCGAGGGCCGCCTGTACGCAGAATCCAAGCTTGCCGAGTATATCAAGCTTGCCACCGGCGGCACGATCTCGCTGGCTGTCAAGTACATCAAAAAGGCCGCACAGGCCATGCTCTACGGCTGCACGTCCGACACGAGCAAGGAAAATCTGAAATTCTCGGCAAAAGACATCGCAAACTATGTCGGCGTCGGCTTTTACGCGCCGGATAAGATCGACGGCGTGACCAAATACACCTGCGTCTGGGTGCCGAAAGCGCTGTTCGGCCCGCCCTCGCTGTCCTACCAGACCAAGGGCGAGAACATCCAGTTCAACACGCCGACCACGACCGGCGAATTCCTCGCCGACGACTCCGCCGACGAGCTGCTGCTCGAAACTGAGGCCGTAGACACCGCAGAGGCCGCCGTCGCATGGATCAAGGGAAAGCTGGGTGAAACCTGATGGAGACGACCAAGATCAACACCGTCGACTATGAACTTGAGGGCCGGGTCTACCGGCTATCCTGCAACATGAACGTCCTTGCCGACGTGCAGGACGAATACGACGGCAATCTGCTGCGCGCGCTGAATACGGTGCACGGTCTCAAAAGCACGCTGGCCTTCCTGGCCGCCATGCTGACCGACGCCGCAGACACGCAGGGCATCACCGACAAAAACGGCCTTCCGCTGCGCTTTACCAGCAAGCAGCTGGGCCGGAAGCTCACCATGCACCAGACGCTCGAGGCCGGGACGCGGATCTATCCGCTGATCCAGGCCGCAGTCACGCCGCCGGAGGAAGAACTCGGTGAAAAAACGTCGGAAGACGAAAAAAACTGACACCGCCGGGGAAACCGAAGCAGCTGGGCTTTGATTTCCCCGGCTTCCTCGCAATCTGGCTCTTCCGGCTGCATCTGCCGGAGCGGGATTTCTGGAAAACCATGTCCCCGCGCCGCATAACGCTCCTGCTTGACGCGCTTGCGCCGCAAAAGCAGCCGGAGCAGCAGGAACAGCCGCAGAGCCTGTCGGCCTATCTGAACGGAGGCACCTAACATGCCGAACATCAATACAAAATTTACGCTTTCGGGCGAAAAAGAATACAAGCAGGCCATTTCCGAGATCGGCAGAGGCATGAAGGTACTGGATTCGGAAATGCGAAAAGTCACCTCGGCATACGCGCAGAACGCGGACAGCGTCGAGGCGCTGGGCGCGAAAAACGACGTGCTCGAGCGAAAGATCTTAACACAGACGGAGAAAATCGAGTATCTCAAGGCTGCGCTCCAGCAGTCCGCCGAGAAATACGGCGAGGCAGACAAGCGCACCATGCAGTGGCAGACCAGCCTCAACAACGCCGAGGCGGATCTGAACAGCCTCAACAATCAAGTCGACGAAAACAAGCAGAAGATCGCGGACTCCGGCAAGGAGATGGGCAACCTCGGCGACGTGGTGAACGGCCTGACCTCCAAGCTCGGGATCCAGCTGCCGGACAGCATGAAAACGTCCATGAACGGCATGCTGCAGCTCGACACTACGACAGTCGCAGTTGCGGGCGGATTTGCCGCCGTCGCTGCGGCGATCGTCAAGGCGGAAAAAGCGTTGATCTCCATGACGAAGGAAGCCGCATCGAATGCGGACGATCTGCTGACGCTCGCCTCCGTGACCGGCACGACGACCGATTCCGTGCAGGAGCTTAACTACATGGCCGACCTCACGGACGTCTCCTTTGACCGTATCAAGGACAGCCTCAAGGAAACCACCAACAAGATGCAGGAGGCCGCGACCGGTACGGGCGACGCCTACGAGGCGTACAAGCGGCTGAAAGTTGAGATTACAAACACCGACGGCAGCCTCCGCAGCGCGCAGGATGTATTTTACGATACCATCGACGCGCTCGGCGAGATGAAAAACAAGACCGAGCGGGACGCACTGGCTATGGATCTCATGTCCGAGTCCGCACAGGAGCTCAATCCGCTCATCGACCTCGGCGGCGAGAAAATGCGGGCTTACGCGCAGGAAGCACATGATATGGGCTATGTCCTTGACAACGACGCGCTCAAATCCCTGCAGGGCGTCGACGACGCCTATTCTCGCCTGCAGAAGACGCAGGAGGGCGTCAAAAACCAGCTGGCCGTCGAGTTCGCGCCGTACCTAGAGGAATTCTACGGCGACGCGACACAGGGCGTAAAGGATCTCGGGAAGGCGATCAAGGACTCCGGCATCGTCGACGCCTTCGGAATGCTGCTTGAGACCGTCGGTGATATCCTCAATCCCATGTCCGACCTATCCAACAACCGCGTCCCGGCGCTGACCAAGGCGCTGCAGCCGCTGGCAAAGGTCATGGCGCTCATGGCCGACGCGGCGGAGCTGCTCAAAGGCGTCATCAACTTCGGCACCGGCCACATCAGCGAGGGCTGGGGCCAGATGAAGCATGCGCTGGGCTTCGGCTACAGCAGCGGCAACGGAAACAACTACCAGAACCTGCTCGACAGCTACAACGAGCAGCAGTGGGGCCAGAGCGCGTCCGACCTCTCCAAGGCCTACGAAGAGGCCGTCGCCCGCGGCGACTCGTCGACCCTCGGTATCACCGAGGACGAATGGCGCAGGCGGTATCTGGGCGGCAACGCCGCCGGCACGGACAACTGGTCCGGCGGCTGGACGCGGGTCAACGAGAACGGCCTTGAGCGGATATATCTCCCCTCCGGCTCCCGCATCCAGACGGCTAGCGAGACCCGCTACACCTCCGGCGATACCTACAACACCACCGTCTACGTCGACCACGTCGAAGACCTCGACACCATCCTCCGCATCGCCAAAAACGCACGCATCACAACCAGAATGGGGGCGAAGTAAATGCCGACGTTTACAGTGCAGGCAAGCGGCTCGACAGCAGTCGCGAAGAACCACCCGAACACAAACTATTCGGATCTTACACAGTACAAGTTGTATGTGGAGCCGTTTACAAACCATTCCGGATCGTACGACGGGTGGGATAATATTCTACTGAAATTTGGAGAACCAGCAGCTGCGTACAAATACAAGCGCGTTACAATGGTAAGGCTTGTAATATATGCAATGCCAACGGCTGGAATTTTAGGGAGTTGGGGCTCCGCGTATATAGCGGCTTACGGGCAAGGATTGGCAGAGCCGCTCGATACAAGCACGGTAACATACGCGACGCAGCCGAAACTATATGGCAATGGAGACGGCGTCGGGTCTGCAAGATGGAGTGAGCTTAACCAGGTCGTACAGGCGGAAGTCGTCTTCTCAATGTCACTCTACGAAGCGGCCCGGAAGAAAAACCTTGAGAGCGGAATGCGAAACGGATTTGCATTTGCGTTCTCGAGCGGAGGAGACGGGCGCGCATCCGAAGCGATTTTTTATGGCGTAAAGTCGTCCTACAAACCGTTTTTGGAATGTGAGTATTCGGACGATGACGTCGGAATACAGGCAAGCGACTTTGCGCCATCTTCTGGGGCATTCGTAAATCGAAAGCAAAAGAATACATTTACGTGGGCCTGCAAAGACGACACAGACCTCACACAGGTCTGCTTCGCAGAGATAAAACAAACCTCCGCTGTTTTTGAGTGGCGCGTAAAAAACGCAAGCACATCAAAAACGATAAACGTCTCCGGCGCGACGACCGCTTGCACGGTCCCGGCAAACACATTCCCGTCCGGGACGATCGAGTGGCGCGTAAAGGTGACGGCGAACAGCGGCACGACAACAACGTCTGCATGGCAGGAGATCACAACGACGGACGTCACACCGTCCTGCAAGCCGGTCTCCCCATCCGGCATCGTCATCGACGCCACCATCGTCAACCGCTTTAGCTGGCAGCACATCATTTCCACCGGCACGCCGCAGAGCAAGGCGGACCTGCAGTGGTCCGCCGACGGCACAACCTGGAACACGCTCGCGACCGTCACCGGAGAAAATCAGTACTACGACGTGCCCGCGAACACCTTTACGAGCGGGACGAAATACTGGCGCGTGCGCACCTACAACACCGACGGCACGGCCTCGGCGTGGAGCGACAAGGCAGAGTTTATCGCCATCAACGCCCCATCCGCGCCGTCCATCGTCATTCAGTCCACCGGCCCGCGCCCGCGCATCACCTGGCAGACCTCCGAGCAGGAGGCCTATCAGCTGACGCTGTCCAGCGGCTATGCCTCCGGCACGGTCTACGGCACGGAAAAGGCATGGCGCTCGCCGGTCTACCTCGCCGACGGCAGCTACACCGTCCGCGTCCGCGTGCAGAACAAGTACGGCATGTGGTCCGAGTGGTCTGCGGCCGCGCTGCCCATCTCGCACACCGAGGGCGAGGCCATCAACCTGACCGTCACCGCCGGCCATGAGGCCGCGCTCACCTGGCAGACCGCCGGGAGCTACGATTTTTACCTCGTCGAGCGGGACGGCGTGACCATCGCCCGCACCGTCCAAAAGCAGTACATCGACCACACCAGCATCGGCTCCGTCACCTACCGCGTCCGCGGCTGCTACGACGAAAGCGATAACTACGGCGTGTCCAATTCGGATACCGTCGAGATCCTGCCCGAGACCAACATGATCTGCGACCTCGAGACCGGCGTCTGGCTCGAGATGCGCCTGTCCGAGACACAGCTGCGAACCAATCGCACCAGCTTCTCGGCCGGGGTCTCCACGGTCCATCTGGCGGGCCTTGCCTACCCCGTCGAGGAGCGCAGCGAGCAGCGCGACCGCGCCCTGTCCGTCGCCTGCGCCTGGCCGCACGCGCAGCGGGCCGCCGCCCTCGCGCTGGAGGCCCTTGTCGGCCGCCTCGTCTGCCTCAAGGACCGCTACGGCAACATAGCCATCGGCTCGCTCCCGTCGCTCGAGAGCAACTGCGACGAGTTCATGCGCCGCTATTCCTTCACCATCTCGCACACGAACCGGGAGGAGGCGATCACCCTTGACCCGTGACGTCCGCTTCCGCGTCGACGTGCTCAGAAACGGCGCACCCATCACCCACCTCCAATGGGACACCGGCAGCGCCCCGCAGATCATGTGCGACCGGACAGCCACCCTGCACGGCTCCTTCAAGGGCAGCTTCCTGCCAAACGATCTCGCGGAGCTGGAGTCCGACGAGCTGCACCCGTGGATCAGCATCAACGGCGTCGAAACATCGCTCGGCATCTATCAGGCCGCGACCGTCAGCAACAAGGGCAGCAGCTCCGGCACGCGCGTCGAGATCGAGGCTTACGACCGCTGCTGGCGGGTGTACACGCAAAAAACAGAGACGCTCCTGCATCTTGCGGCCGGAGCGTCCTACATCACGGAAGTCCGAAAGCTCCTGACCGCCTGCGGCATTACGCTGGTGATCGCGGCGCAGAACGACGCAGTCCTCGCCACAGACCGCGAGGACTGGCCGATCGGCACGAGCTACCTGACGATCGTCAATGCGCTGCTCTCCGAGATCAACTACGAGAACCTCTGGTTCGACGCCGACGGTGTCTGCCGCCTCGAGCCGTACCAGGAGCCATCCGCCGCCATCATCGACTGGCGCTACGGAACGACGGACCTGTTCCTCCCGGAAAAGCACCCCGGGCAGGACTGGTCCGACGAGACGGACATCTTTGACGCACCGAACGTTTTTGTCGTGACCTGCAACAACCCGGATATGGACGCAGCAATGGTGGCGACCGCCGTCAACGACAACCCGGCGTCCAAAAAATCCACCTTCAAGCGCGGCATGCGCATCACCTCCGTCGAGCGGGTGGACAACATCGCCTCGCAGGAGGAGCTGCAGGCCTACGCCAACAAGCGCCGCAACGAATCGCTGCTGGCCACGCGCACGATCACATTTTATACGCTGGCCGAGCCGGGCCACGGCGTCGGCGACATCCTCGCCCTGACGCACGACGAGATCGGCGGCATCTATCTCGAGACCGGCTGGTCTGTAACCATGCAGCCCGGCAGCCTCATGACACACTCAGCAAAAAGGACGGTGATCGCCTGATGGAGGGCATCAACAGCTTATTTGTATCATCGATCAGCATGCCGGACGAAAATCTGCCGGAAAACTTTCTGGCGACCGTCGGCGCGGTCTATGACGATGGTCTGTCCCTCATCCTCGAGGGGCAGACTGAAGCCACAACAAAGCACTATAAATGCAACACGTCCGCCACCTTTGCCGCGGGAGACCGCGTCAAGGTCGCGCGGATCTCCGGCAGCTATATCGTCGAGTACGTTGTCGGGCCGCCGGGAAGCGGCGGAGGTGGCGGAACCAGCGGATATCAAGACAGGATCATAAAAAACGGATATGGCGTAAGAATGAGCGGAAGCAGGTTTCTCGTCGGCATACATGGAGATGAATACATCGGCGCGGTAAACAACTGGTTTGACGGCGGGTGCTTCGGAAAAGTGTATGTGGTGAACAACGCAAACACATACGCGACGCTGGCGTGCAATAGCAACGGGAAGCTACTGGTCAATGGAACCGTGATCGGATAGACCACAACAGGAAAGAAAAAGCCGCCCTTTCGGGCGGCAAAGAAGGAGCTGATAACGCATGATCACCATCCACTGCTCCCGCGCGTGCGCGCATCTGGCGTCGCCGCCGGAGCTTTTGACGGCGGGCATGGCCAAGGCCGTGACGGTGCAGTTCGTCTTCTCGCCAGAGTGGGACGGGCTGACGAAGACCGCCGTCTTCTCGAACGGCAAGACCACCGTCGACGTTCTGGCGGCGAACTGGGACGGGGATACCGTTCCCGTCCCGCACGAAGTTCTCGCCGTCCCGGGCCGCCACGCCCGCGTGGGCGTCTATGGCGCGGACGAAAGCGGCGTCGTCCTGCCGACCGTCTGGGTGAGCCTCGGCAAGGTCCAGCCCGGCGCGGATCCGTCCGGCGACGCCTCGGCCGACCCGTCCTTGCCCGTCTGGGCGCAGCTGCAGAAGCAGATCGGCGATCTGGACGACCTCAAGACCTACAACAAGGACAACCTCGTCGACGCCATCAACGAGGCCCGCCAGTCCGGCGGCGGCTCTGGTGGCGGGGGCATCCAGTCGGCACAGATCGACGCGATCCTCGTGATGACAAAATCCGAATATGACGCGCTGGACAAAAAGGACGCGCGGACACTGTATCTGTTGGAGGGATAACATGCTGGCAGTTGGACTCAAACGCATTCTGGAGCTGTTCATCGGCTCCATGGGCATCAAATCTGCCCACCTGGGCACGAAAACCATCTACGAAAGACCGGGCGGATTTTTGTACATTGAACTCACAAGCGAAGAAAGGGGATAAATCCAGATGGCAAGTTTTTTCAATCTGACACTTGATACGCTGGCACCTGCCGGCCTATCGCTGATCCTGAACGACGGTGCACAGTACGCGACCAGCGCGACCGTCACGGCGAAGATATCTGTCTCCGACGAGACAACGACGGGCTACCAGATGAAGATCTGGGGCACGAAGACGGCGGAGACCGAGGCGGAAGCGTCGTGGGAGACATTCGCCACGACAAAATCCATCACGCTGCCAGACGGAGACGGCCTCAAGACGATCTATGTCAAGATGCGCGACGACGTCGGCAACGAAACGGCCGCAGTCAGCGACGCGATCACGCTCAACACGTCGATTCCTGCCGTGACCATCACCGGCCCCGACAAGAGCAGGATCTCGAAGGTCACGGGCTACGATGCAGCGGCGTTCTCCTTCGTCTGCGACGTGGACTTTGAGGAATACACCATTCGCGTCGTTCCGGCGACGAGCAGCCTGCACACGGCGGGCACGCAGATCCCGACGACGGGCGGCTCCACCAACGTCAGCGGCACGGAGGGAGGCTACAAGAAGAACACCGCCATCAACGTCACTGTCAAGGGCGCGGACCTCGAGGCAGCGTCTTCCGGCGACGGCACGAAGATCGTCAAGGTCTTCGTCAAGAACGCCGCCGGGACCTGGAGTGCCGCCTGATGGCCGCGCCGCAGCTGACATTCTCCATCACGGGCAACAAGATCTCGGCGGTCTCGGGGTTCGACTCGATCACCGTTTCCTTCTCGTCGGACATCGCCTACACGGCCTTCGAGTGCCGCGCGACGAAGTCCGGCGAGGATTGGGGCCGCGGGAAGGGCGCTTTGATCGCGTCCTTCTCCCAGACCCCGGCGGGCACGCAGCGCACCTTTGAGGTTTACGACGATTTTCTGCTTTCCGGTGATGGGGAATACCGCATTTCGTTGTTCGCGCAGGGCGCGGACGGCAGCTGGAACGACAACTACGGCTTTATCCCGCTGGGAGAGTCGCAGGCGCTGAAGACCGCGGACGGCGAGGATTTTCTGTGTATGAAGGAGTGATCGTATGGCTTACAACAGCCAGTTTACCGGCGCGCAGATCGACGAGGCTATCGCCGACGTGCGCAGCAACAAAGACGCGTGGAACGGAAAGCAAGATGTGATTCTCGCCTCCGGCGCGGCCGTCGGGGACCTGATCAAGGTCAAGGCGGTGGACGCCAGAGGGAAGCCGACGGCGTGGGCGGTGGCCGTGGCGGGCACGGATTATCTAACGAAAGCGCCCGTGACGAGCGTGAATGGGAAAACCGGAGCTGTCAAGGTTCGCGAAGTGCCGTCTGTCACCGCCGCTGATAATGGAAAATTCCTGCGAGTAGTAAATGGGAAGTGGGTAGCTGTTGCAATAGCAGATGCAAATGGGGTGAACTTTTAATGGCTGAATATTTGACAAATACAACTGACCTGACAAAGGTTGCATCAGCTATCCGGGAGAAAGGCGGTACATCTGACCAGCTGGTCTACCCGGACGGATTTGTGACAGCCATTCAGGCCATTCAGACTGGTACAGAACTGCAAATCATTGTAACTGTGACATCTCGTGCAACTGTTACCGCGACAAAAGGAAGTCTGTCTGTGAGTGGCACATCGGTCAATGGAACGTGCACGCTTACCGTGCCGGAGGCCGGTACATGGAGCGTCAAGGCTACACTCAACGGGCAAACGTCCGTCACAAAAACTGTGTCCGTCACGGATAGCTACGCGGTGGCGCTGACGTTCTTTTCCGCGACGATCACCGTCAACGTAGACTCCGGCGCATCTGTCACGCTGAAAAAGGGCGGGACGACAATCGCCACAAAGACGAGCAACGGGACGGCGGTTTTCACCGTCACGGAGACGGGTACATACACGGTCACGGCAACAAAGAGCGGGCAGACGACGAGCGGCTCGGTCAATGTCGTTTCCGGAACGACCTCCTACTCGCTGACACTCTCTTTCGCGAGCTCTACGCTCAACAATAACGAGTGGAGCGTTATCAAGTCCGTTTCCGACGCGGGGCAGGGCGCGAACTATTGGAGCATCGGCGACAGAAAGGCGGTCACGCTTAACGGCACGGTCGGAAAGCTCTCGCTCTCGAATTTCACGACCTACGCTTTCATTATCGGCTTTAACCATAATGCGAGCTTCGAGGGCGCAAACCGCATTCATTTTCAGCTTGCAAAGACCGCACGCTCCGGCGGTACGGACGTGTGTTTCTGCGATAATAAATATGGTCCGGATAATGAATGGCCAACTCCGGGCGCGGGTTATTTCGTTATGAACGCGACCAGCACCAACGCTGGCGGATGGCAAAGCTCGCAAATGCGCACAAACATTTGCGGGACGAGCCTCTCGAGCTATTCCGGGACGATGATTGCAGTCATTCCGGCGGCGCTTCGTGCCGTCCTCAAGTCCGTTACCAAGTACACGGACAATACCGGCCGCGGAAGTACGACGGCGAGCAATGTCACAGCGACGACGGATTACTTTTTCATCCTCTCGGAGTACGAGGTTTTCGGGAGCATTTCGCAAGCGAATTCGAACGAGAGGAACAAACAAGCGCAGTACGCCTATTATTCCGCCGGGAACAGCAGAATTAAGTACAAGCACAACGGCACGAGTACCGCCGCTTATTGGTGGCTCCGTTCTCCGGTTGCGCGCGACTCCTACGTTTTCGCGCTTGTGAACACCGACGGGAAAGTCGAAAGCTCCTCTACATTCTATTCCCTCGGCCTCGCGCCCGGCTTTTGCGTATGAGGAAAAAGTGCATGGAGTATATCGTATATAAGCGCTTCCGTGGGCATGGCATAGATGGGGAATTTAATCTCCGGTACGGAACTGTGGTATCGGAAATTGAAGGGTTCCTGTTTGCAGAGGACGGCAGGCGGATATGCGCTGCGACGTCCGAAAACGGATGGAAGCATTTCAGGCAGAATACACCAGATGGCGCGATGCGGCAAGAAATGCTTGAACATCTCTACCGCTGGTATGAAAAAAACGGCTGCGGCGAAGACTTTACGGATGAAAAATGGCCGGGGCAGGAAAACGGCTACTGGAAAAACCGGTTGAGAACAGCAAGCACAGAGCGATTGGAGAAAATCTATCAAGAGAAATTTGGAGGGACGCCATGTATGTAGTAAAACAGGACGGCGCATTTGTCGGGTATGCGGACAGTATTGTACTCATTCGACTGCACAGCAACGGTTGTTATGTACCGTGCAAAGAAGAACAGGCAGAAGGATTTTGCGCTAAGATGGCTGCGACTATCATGGATGAAGAAGAAACTGAGCATCAGGTGCTTTCTGACATGGTGTTTCATCTCGCCGGTTACACGTTGAAAGGTACTGAGCCAGAAGGCAGCTATGAGGAAATGGGTGCAGCATTGCCGCTGACGGATGCAGAGACCGCCGCGAAGATCCTGCTCGGGGAGGCGGAATAACATGAGCACCTACACCGAGCGGGCGCGGGCGCTGCGCCCCTATATCGTCAAAAGCGCCGCCAGTCTCACTGACGCCGACGCGAGTCTCGCGCCGGAGCTTTTCACCCGCCTGACCGGCTCCGGCAGCCTCGTCAAAGCCGGCATGCGCATCAACTGGGGCGGCACCATCAAGCGCGCCGCCTCCGACCTCTGGGACACGGCCCAGAACACCCCGGACGCCGCCCCGGCCCTCTGGGAAGACATCGCCTACAAGCAGGGCTTCCGCCTCATCCCCGAGACCATCACCGCCGGCCTTGCCTTCTCCAAAGGCGAAAAAGGCTGGTGGCAGGACGAGCTCTACGAATCCCTGCTCGCCGCCAACGTCTACACCCCGTCCGTCAACCCGGACGGGTGGAAGAAGATCACGGAAGAAGGTACATAGCCATGGACACCAAGACCATCATCGTTACGCTCGTCTGCGCCGTGCTCGGCTCGTCCGCGCTGACGGCGGTCGTCAATGCCGTCGTCGGCGCGATACAGAAAAAGCGCGGCAAGGCCACAACGCAGGAGGCGCACCTGGCCGAGATCGACAAAAAGCTCGGGAAAATGCAGGAGCATCAGGATGAGCAGTATCTCGCAATTCTCCGCCTGACCATCATGTCGGAAGAAATGCCAATGGCAGAGCGCCTGATCGCCGGGCAGAAATACGTCACGCTCGGCGGGAACGGAGACGTGAAGAAGTTTTTACACCAGCTGGAGGCGCAATGCGGGCATAGCAATGGAGTTTAGCAAGAAATGGCTGATCTGCAGCGCGCTCGTCAGCCTCGCGCTTATCATCGCCTGCGCGGCAGGCGCAGACCTGACAGAGATCACGCTTGCGGTGCTGGCTGAAACAACAGCTTCCAGCGGATTCTATCTCTGGAAGGCAAAGAACGAGAACCGCGCGAAGTACGCGCAGAAGTACATGGATAAATGGGCCGAGAAATACGGCCCGGAAGCGGCAGCACGCATCGCGGAGATCGTGCTGAAAGATTGAAAGGAGCATACATATGGACTACACACAAATTATCTCGGCAGTGATCGCGCTCATCAGCGCGCTCGTCTCGGCATTTCTGATCCCGTGGATCAAGACGAAGATCGACGCGGATAAGCTGCAAACGCTCCGTACCTACGTCGAGATCGGCGTAAAGGCGGCGGAGCAGCTGTACACCGCGACGGACGGCGCAGCGAAAAAGGCGTATGTCGTGAACTTCCTCGCCGAGAAGGGCATTCAATTTGATGTGGAAACGATCGATAAGCTGATCGAGGCCGCCGTGCTGCAGCTGCACCACGAGCTGTACGGGAGCGAGCGGGTATGAGTATCAAAATTGGGCAGGCCAGTCTTGGAGAAACCGGAGGACGCAACCAGCAGCCAGGAAACCAGAACGGCCGGGAACTGAATATCTCGCGCTGGTACAACGGGTGTTGGCTCGGCGTCCTGCGCTACAAGAGCCGCAAAAAGGCCGAGCGGGCCGCGCAGACGTGCGAGGCAGCGATTAAAAACCGGAATATCGGTTACGACATGAGTGACCGGAACACGGCGTATGAGGCCGCCAGAGCCGTCCAGTGGGACGTGAGCAAGATCACAAAGCCCGTCGAAACGGACTGCTCCGGCCTCATGACGCTCTGCGCCGTGGCCGCAGGCTGCGCGTCGGTCGAAGCGCTCTACCGTCGGCAGGGCAACAGCTGCACGACATACTGCATGCTGCACGATTGGCCCGCAACGGGAGATTTTAAATTGTTGATTGGTAGCAAATATCTGAAGACGGACGCCAATCTCCTGCGCGGGGACGTGCTGGTAAGCGAGGGCCATACCGTGATGGCCCTCGAAGATGGGAAAAATGCAGAGGAGGAGACTGAGATGGTAGAAAAGAGCAAAATTATCGTGGACGGCAAGGAAGTCGCCGTTGAACGCATCCTGAAGAACGGCACGAATTACATCAAGGTGCGCGATCTGGCCGCTGCGCTGGATCTCGAAGTGAGCAACAAGGGCAATATCGCTGTGCTGAATCACAAGGAAAAGTAAGCCCTGCCCGGCGGCGGGCCGAAGGGAGTGACGAAAGCATAACTGCGCGGCTGGCTCTGCCGAAGGAGCTGGAACACCTCACGCGCAGCGACTGGGAGCGCGTCACTGACGAGGGAATACTGGATCAGATCGATCAGCAGATCGTGAGACTTTATATTGTGCGCAGGCTCCCGCAGATGGACGCCGCCGCCGAGATCGGCGTCGACCGAAAAACCATCTCCCGCCGCCTGCCGCACATCTACAATATCGCCCGCCGTCTGGCAGGGAAAACAGACAAAGAGAAAGCGCCATGAGCAACGGCTCATGGCGCTTTTTCTATGCCCACATGTCCCACAAATGGTACACAAATGGTACACAAATGCCCCCCAGCGGGGACGGGGAAACGCTAGAATGGTAGCAGAAAGGGGCGATACCGCATGGCGTACAACCCGTACACGGGCCGCTGGGAGATGGACGGCGCGCAGCAGATCCAGCTGCAGCCCATGCCGCGGCCGCAGGGCCCGCAGCTGCCGCCGCAGCCGCCGAAGCTCGGCGTGCTGACCGTGGCCAGCGAGGCCAGCATCAACAACCTGCAGATGCAGCCGAACGACAACGCGCTCGCGCTGCACGAGACCGAGAACCTGCTGTACTACATCCGCACGGACAGCATGGCGGCCAAGACCATCGCGCGGTTCCGGATCTTCCCGGAGCCGACAGAAGAGGAAAAGGCGGCAAACCAGCTGCAGGAGCAGCTGAAACAGATCACGGCCGGCCTGCAGAGCATGGCCGGGAAAATCGAAGAACTGGAGGGAAAGCTCAATGCAAAATCCGATTATGGCCCTGATGGGCGGAAACGGCGGGGGAAACAAGCTGCTGAACGGTCTGCTGCAGACAGCGAAGACGACGCTGCAGGGGCAGAGCCCGCAGATGGTGCTTAGCTTCCTGGCCTCGCAGCCAGGCTTTGAGGCGTGGTTCGAGGCAAACAAAAACAAGACGGTCGGCGAGCTCGTCGGCCAGATCGGCAAGTGATACCGCGCGAAAGCGCCTATCAAATTTCATTCCACCCAGAAAGGAGGGAAAACCATGGATAAGGATTATGGCTTCGGCGGATGGGGCATTGTCATCCTGATCGCGCTGTTCTTCCTGCTCTTCGCGGGCAGAGGCTTCGGCGGCAGCGGCGAGAGCTCCCCGGCGACCCAGGCCGACGTGCAGCGCGCGACGGACTTTGCAGCCCTCGAGCGCCAGAACAACGAGGGTGTCGCGGCAACGCGCCAGAGCGCATACGACGTCACCAGCGCCGTCAAGGACAACGCCTACAACATCCTCGGCGAGCTGCGCGATTTGCAGTCCGTCACGGAGAGCGGCATCTCTGTGCAGCAGAAGTGCTGCTGCGACATTCTCCGCGCGATCGACGGCGTCAACTACAACGCCAGCATCAACGCGTGCGAGATCAAGACGGCCATCCACGCCGAGGGCGAGGCGACCCGGACGCTCCTGCAGCAGCAGGAGAACCAGCGCCTGCGCGACGAACTCGCACAGAGCCGCGCCGCGAACAACGACTACATGCAGTCGCAGTACATCCTCGGCCAGCTGGGCCGGTACTACCAGAACCCGCCCTGCAATCCGTGCGGCTGCGGCGGCTGACGCGGACCCATCCTGATATAGCTATCCGGGGCATAATGCCCCTTCACATAAGCCCAAACGGAAGGAGTAATGAAAATGGCTTGTAATAACGGCAATGGAAATCGGGCGTATCAAAAATCATGCGTCCGATATTTTAATAACTCGCCCCAGCTGCTCGCGGCTGACAGCACAAACGTGCTGACGCTGGCCGGGGCAAAGGTCGTCAATTCCGGTTCGTCCATCCAGGTCGAGCCGCAGAGCTACGACACGGTCAAGATCGGACTGTATCATCTGGCCGCAGATGCGGTCATCGCGGCGACGGCCGCGGGCGTCCTGACCCTGCAGTGGTACATGGACGGCGTCGCGCTGCCCTGCACGCTCAAGCGCGTCACGCTGCCGGCATCCGGCAATGCGGAGATCCACACGGAGACGGATCTGGAGCTGTCCGGGTGCTGCTGCTGCGTCAATCATACATTCACGCTCGTGGCGACGACCGACAGCACGGCCGCAGGCTCCGTGATCGAGCTTTGCACGGGGCTGCTCAAGCTCGCATGAGGTGCTATCATGCAGGCGTATAAAGACAAACTCCACGCCGCGCTGCGGGAGATCGCGGAGTGCCCGGTGTCCATGCGTACGGTCGAGCAGGCCGCAGCAGTCACAGATCTGCTGTGCCGGCTGGATAAGCTCGAGGACCACGACGAGCCGGAGACGGTCGAGTTTGACCGCGCGACCGCCATGCAGTGGGCGGCAGCCATGCGCAACGCCGACGGCACGACCGGCCCGCACTGGACGATGGAGCAGACAACGGCTGTGGCCGAGAGTATGGGCATTCAGGGGTACGAGATCCCGCGCTGGGCGTGGGGCGTGACCATGAACATGATGTACTCGGACTACTACCCCGTCGCCGTAGAGTTCGGCCTCAACCGCCCGGAGTTCTACGCTGCGCTGGCAAAGGCGTTCCTGCTCGATAAAGACGGCCCGGGCGCGGAGGAAAAACTGCTGCGCTACTATGAGCACGTGGTAAAATAAAAAAGATCCCTCTCCACAAGGAGAGGGATCTTCGCTTGCTTTCAATCAACATTTATCTGGTACGCATTCATGCGTACCGAATAAATGTATAACCATCAATCCGCGAGGGGGTAGAGGGTGACGTGCATGTCGCTGCCGGATTTGGTGTAGGATTTGGCCTGTTTATGGTAGAGGATCTTCTGCAGGACAGTTTTCAGAAGGGCGTTTTTCTCCTGCGGGGATGCGGCGAGCGGGTAGGTCTCGAGGACGCGGCGGACGGCGGGGGCCAGACGGGCGCGGGCCTGCTTGGCACGGGCCAGCTCATGGATCGTGGTCTGGCTAGCCTCGATGCGATCGACGATGACCTGCTTGTCAGCGGCGAGCGCCTGCGAGCGCTGCAGGAAGATCTCCGGCGTATAGACGCCGGTCTCGACCAGCTCATACGCGCGGGCCTCCTGCGCCTCCAGTTTGGCAAGCTGCTTGCGGTCGGCGGCGATCGAGGACTCGAGCGCGGTGCGCATGGGCGTGTCATCTGGCGCAGCGGCCTCACCGAGCTCCAGCTCGCGCAGCCAGCCACGCAGAGCATCCAGCACGGCGGCCTCCACATCATCATACCACGCGCTGACGGTCGTGCAGCCGTAGGAGGGACAAAGGAGCGTATCGCGGCGGTTGCCGGACGACGGACGGCGCACCATCACGTGGCCGCACTGGTCGCAGCGGACGAGACCGGCGAGGCTCGTCACGGTCCCCCATGCGCCCTTGCCGCGCGGGCTGGCGCTGGAATAGCTCAGAGCGACGGCCTTGTCGTACTGCTCCTGCGAGATCAGGCCGTCGTGCAGCCCTTTATAAAGCTTCAGATCCTCCTGCCGGGTGCGGGGGCGACTGACGACGACAGCGCCGTCGACAATGCGCTTCGTCTCCGGTCGGCCACCGGATTTGATCCAGCCCGCATTTGCCGGGTTGCGCAGAATATCCAGCACAGAGTCCGCGCGCCAGAGGCTGCCGGAGTTGGTCGGGACGCCGAGGCTGTTCAGCCGCGTGGAGATCGCCTTCGCGCCGATGCGCGCGCAGCCCTCGCCGGTGTACCAGTTGTAGATCTGCTGCAGGACGGGGGCCTGCTCCGGGTGCGGGACGAGTTTGTAGCCCTTGTCGTTCGGCAGCTTCTCACGCGACCAGCCGAAGGGCGTCTTGCCGGAGATCCATTTGCCCTCGCGCAAGGACGCCTCCTTGCCGCGGGACAGGCGGCGCTTGATGGTGTTGTACTCCCGCCGCGACATAAAAAGGCCGAATTCGAAGTACTCCTCATCCATCTCATTGTTTGGATCATAGATCTTGTTCGGCGTGATGATCTTCGTGTTGGAATACTTGAAGGTCTGGGCAATAATGCCCTGGTCGATGGTGTCGCCGCGCGCCAGACGCTCGACCTCCATGACGATGACGCCCGCGTAGTTGCCGGTCTCGACGAGCTGCAGGACCTTCTGCACCTCCGGCCGGACGGCGATGGAGTCGCCGGTCACGACTTCCTCGCAGATCTCCACGACGTTCAGCGCGCGGCTTTCGGACAGCGACAAAAGCGCGGCCCGGTGCCGCTTGAGCGTGTCGGTCTGGCCGAGAGCTTCGGCCTCCATGTCCTTCCGGGACTTGCGCAGGTAAATGATGTACTGCGCGAGCGGGTCGGCGATTTTCCAGGTAGATGTAAATTTCATAGGCAGATTCTCGCCACAAGGGCAAAAGGTTATACGGATACCGCTCCGGCGCTGGGCCGGGGCGGTTTTATTTATGTGCGAATCCATCCAATCGATGGGATGAGCACGTCGGCCACAAGCGCAAGGGCACACAGCAAAAGAATACCCAAGAGGATGAGCGTCACAAGCCGGTGCATGCGCAGGGACTTCTGCTGCTGAGCAAGCTGCGCACGAAGGGCCGCGTTCTCGGCGCGGAGTTTTTCGGCATCGGGAGGCTCGGCAGGCTCGGCAGGCTCGGCAGGCGGGATGCCGAAATACTCATCCATAGAAACGCCCATCTCCCGGCAGATCGGGCCGACCGTGTAAACAGACGGATTTTTGATGTCGCCGCGAAAGAACTGGGAGACGGTGCCGACGGAAAGGTCGGTATTTTCGGCGACGTCCTGATTTGTTTTGTGCGGAGTGATCGTCTGCTTCTGCTCACGGCACAAATCAGATAATTTTTCCTTCAAAACATGTCATTCCCCCAAAAAAAGCAAGACGTCTGACTGCAAAAAGCAACTGACATATCTTTACAAGACTACCGTGGACAGGCTATCCTAAAGTTACAGACGGCTCCCGGTCGCCTGCGCAAGAAAAAGCCCGCGCCGTTGTTCGGCCAGCGGCGCGGGCGAACCTCAAAAACCAAGCGCGTATATGAGGCCGGGGATGACGCGGACGAACAGGAAGCAGCCAGCACAAAGCGCAAGGGCAATGACGATGATAACTCTCCGGACTCTGCGGGGACCAGCGACGGCGGACTCGTATTCCTCAAGCGTCATGCCATCCGTGTACTCATCGTAGAGCGGGCGCCCGGCGTCGTCTGTGAACTTGTTATCATAGATCCGGCAAAAATCAACCAGCGTGCCAATGCCCCAAAAGCCGAGCGTAAAGAGCCAAAGAAGCCCTGTCCAGATCTTGCCGACGTAAAAGCGGTGTGCCCCAAGCCCGCCGAGAAAGATACATAAGAGCAACGCCGTCGACCTCTTTTTCTGCGCGGGCTGGCGGGGCTCCCGCGCGAGGGACTCGGCCTTCGCCTGGTCGCGGATGTAATTCACGGTCCCGCAGCCGCAGTACGGGCAGATCAGAGCCTCATCGTCGATCTCCTTGCCACATTTGTTACAGTACATAAAACCTCCTACGGGTCACAATCCTTGCACGGCGTGTACAGCGCGGCGGCCTCTTCACGCGAGCCGGTGAAGCTGCCGCGGTTCTCGGGGTTCATCTGGTCGACGTGCGAGCAGCCGGGAAGATGGAAAACGCCGCTGGACTTGTTGTAGATATACGTGTGGATGCTGTCGCCGGTCGCACCGGAGATGGCCGGAGCCTCTGCGGGAAGCGTGCCAGGGAGGAACGAAACAAAATCGCCGACGATCGGTTCCAGCGGCTCCACATCGAGCGGGTCACCGCCGATGCTGGCGTAATACTCGGCCTGCGCCTCGGCCTGTTCCGCGTCTGTATATTCCGCGCTGCCGGTAAAGGCCGGATCCGCGGCGGGGAGCACAGCGGCGTCGGCCGCCGCGCGAAGCTCTGCGGGCGAAGATTTGTAAGAGCGGGCGGCGGAGATCGTGTCCGCCAGACGGAGCAGCCCGACCCAGCCGACAAAGGCCAGCACACAGCAGACCAGCACAAGCAGAACCCTGCGCCATGTCTGTTTCATGGCAAAACCTCCAGTTTGATATGTAAATTTTTGTAGACTCTCATAATTGTAATTAACGAACGTATGTTCTAATATAATCATGCGAGTCAGGAAAAGGAACCTACAAATATTGTAAGCCACCGCCGAGGAAAGCACAACCGGGAAAATGAACAAAAAATGAACGGTCTTTTTGTGGAAGAATGGGGGAACGGATAGAATGACGCGAAGTTTTTACCTGCAGGACATCCGTCGCATGCTGCGGCTTGCGACGACGGAACAACTCGATCTGGTCTGGCGCTTCCTGCGCAAGCTGGTCGCATAGAGAAAAAAGAGCCGAGGGCGGTCATCCGTCCTCGGCCATTTTTTTTGCGATCTCGGCGAGCAGCTGCCATTCGTCGACGCTGAGCTTGCTGATGATCGATACAAACCGCTTGCGCGGCGAGTCGTCCGGGTCGTGCATGACGACGCCCATGAACTCGGCGATCTCCTGATTCCTCGTCAGCTTCTGCTTCATCTCGCCCTCGCCAGTGCGGAGCCAGGTCTCATTCACGTTAAACTCCCGGCAGATCAGTTTGATGAACGGCTCATTGGGGCTTGTTTTCTCACCCTCGAGGTTTGTGATCACGCCGCGGGTCGTACCGAGACGTTCGGCAAAGTCGGTCTGAGAGAGTCCGGAAGATCTGCGGATCTCTTTGATTCGCTCGTTGATGGTCATTGAAATCACCTCATGACTATATTATACACGCGATGGATGTATTGTCAATACAAAAATATGCAAAATATTTTGCAAACATGTATTGACAAAACATCAGAATGGTGGTACAGTGTAGTCACAATACAAAACACGGAAATAAAGTGTTGCGACAACGCGAGGTGAGAACAATGTCCGAGAAGGAAAAGCAGGCAATCGAGAACCTGAACAAGAGCACCGAGAAGCTGACGCCGGCACAGATGCAGCGTCTGAGCGATATTGCCTATGGTATGGCGCTGGCAAAGGAAGCCAAGCAGGAGCCCGAGCAGGACAAGCAAACTGCGTAAAGCTGAAAAATCTGGAAAAACTAGAGCCGGAAGGAGGCTGAACCATGAGAAAGCCGTATGACCCGATCGCGGACGAAGAGCCGCACATCGTGGCCGAGTATCATTTCCCAAACTGCACGGCGTATATCGCGGACAACTACCTGCGCCGCCTGACGCCGGAGCAGAAAGAGGCCAACCGGCAGGCCGCCCGCCGCGTGGCGTGGCAGATCCTCGAGCGGGCCGCAGCCGAAGGGCGTCTGCCCGCGGCCAGCAATTAAACGCGCCGCAAGGCGCGTACATAGGAGTCGATATTATGGCGAACGTCAAAACCTACACCCTGACGCTGGATGCGCAGGAGCTGTATGATCTGATCGAGGCGGCGCTGGTGTGTGAGTGCCAGGCTGCGCAGATCATAAACGGGCTGAAGCGCAAGGGGCTTGACCTGGACGCACAGAAGCTCGTTACACAAAACGCCCGTCTGTCGCGGCTCGTCAGGCGGATGCAGGAGACGAAGGAGGATAAGCGGAATGCGGAAACTGATTCTCAGCGGAGACGATTGGTTTGAGCTGAAGCACACGCTGGAGCTGCTTGTGATCGCGACCCACAATGAGGCCGAAGCGCTCGCCGCAGCCAAATTTGAGAACGAGGAAATGACCGAACGGGCTGCGCACCTCGCAAAGTGCGACCGGGAAAAGGTGAAGAAATACAAGCGACTTCTGGCACTGGTAGAATCGGCAGAACGTCTGCAGGAGGCGAAGGCATGAAAAAGCTGCTTCTGACAACGGCTGAATGGCTGTATCTCAAGTGGACGCTCGAAAGGAACATGATCCGGATGGATGCGGATGCGTTCCGTCTTAAAGAGGGAGAGCCAGGCAGCGAAGCAAGGCGGGAAGCCATTGGGAAAGAGCTCGAGAGCATTGAGAAGGAGCGCAGGAATATCGAGTTGGTGCTGGAAAAGATCAAGGCGGCGGACAGCGTACAGGACGGAACGGAGGAGAAAAAATGAGAACGAACCTTGCAGAACGGCTCGGGTATGAGCCGGAGGAAGAGACCAGGGAGCGGCAGGAGCAGCTGCTGGAGGAGCTGCGGTACCGGGAGGCCATGCGGCGCGTGGTAAAGACCTGCTGCGTGTGGCTGGGCGGCGCGGCATTTGTACTGGCGGTGATCGCCGGGTACGCAGAGATGGCCGACGCCTGCGTCGCGACCGGCGCGATCGCGCTGGGCCTGACGACCTACGGGATCTTGTGATGGGCGAACAGAAGATCCCGGTCGAGCTCCGGCCGGATCAGCTGGCAGACATCATCGACGCCGTTCTGGCTTTTGCCGATGACTGCGCCAATGACCGGGAGATCCTGCAGAGCATGCCGCGCGTCGACCGGGATACGGTCGAAGACCTTCTACGGCGCGAGTCGGCGCTGCAAACGCTCGCGGCATGGCTGCAGCACGTACAGGAGGAAGCGGAGTGAATTATTTTGCGCCGCGCATGCGGCCCATCCCGCCGCCCTGCGGCCGGAACTGCCCGGACCGAAGCGGCACATGCCGCGCCGGGTGCTGCACCTGGACGCTCTACGAGAGCATCCGGAACCACATCTACGACGTCAACCACCGAGACAGGGACAGCCTGCAGCCCGACCTTGCAGCGGGAAAGCAGATGGTCCATGCCGACAACCAGATAAGGAGGCGCAAACACATTGCGAAATAGCATCGATTACCCAGGCGAGCGGGCACCGAGGCGCCCCGCCGTGATCGCACAGGCCGGATACACCGGACAGAACCACTTTTCCGTGACCTACGGAGACCAGAAAGTAACCGTCCGCGCCGAGGACGGCTATGCGGCCCTTTTTACCGCCGCCAAGCACTGGGGCTATAAATTCACACGCCCGGAGTACCATCAGAACGCCCGCGCGACCAAGCTCCACTACACGCCGGACACCCGGCCGGGGGCGATGGTATGAGGTTCGTGTGTGACGCCTGCCAGGATATCACGAACATCGAGGCAGACCGGATGGAGATCCAGGGTGACAAGCTGATGGTGTACAGCCGCGGGCGGCTGGTGTACGTGGCGGATCTCGGCCAGATCATGCTGGCCAAGCTGACGCCGGGGAGGGAGGAAAAACCATGACAGGGCAGGAAATCGCGCAGGCGCTGCGGTGCTGCGCAGAGGGCGAGTGCAAAGACTGCCAGTTATACGGCAAGATCGCTTGCGTTGAGACGTTGTGCAAATACGCGCTCGACCTCATCGAGCGCCTGACCGCCGAGAACGCGGCGCTGCGGGAGAAAGTGCCGCGTGGATCAGTGTGGAGGAACGGAGGCAAGGCAGATGCTTGATATTTGCCCGGTATCGCTGGCAGAGGCAAACGCCTTTGTCGCGGAGCACCACCGGCACCACAAGCCGGTGGTAGGGCATAAGTTTTCCATCGGCTGCACCGATGGCGAGAAAATTGTAGGCGTTGCAATCGTCGGCAGACCGGTTTCGCGGTATCTGGATGATGGGTGGACGCTTGAGGTAAATCGCTGCTGCACAGATGGAACACGGAATGCGTGCAGTATGCTATATGCAGCTGCGTGGAGAGCCGCCCGTGCGATGGGCTATCACAAGCTGATTACATATATCCTCGATACAGAGTCGGGGACAAGCCCCAAGGCGGCTGGATGGAAGTGCGTCGGACAGGCCGGCGGGCTTCGCTGGACAGGCAAGCGCCGCCCAGAGGTCGACCTTTGCCCCGCACAAATGAAAATCCGCTTTGAGCGGGAG